TCAAGCATGAACAACTCTTTGAAGTGAACGATATAGTATCGTCCTTGTTTATGCAGGATATGACATGATTGGAATAGTTTGTTTTCGCGTCTGGATGCGACACCTATGCGTGTCAGGGTTTCGCGAACTTTGAGGAAGTCATCGGGTTCTGCCAGAGTAATCTCCAGCATGTTCACAGGACTCCATGATACTAAGTTACTTTCTTCCACCTTTACTCACCTTTTCTTTTAATTTTTGTAGTTGAGTAGGTGAGAGGATGGCGAGAGCTTGTTGTGCTTTCTCATTACTATATCCATAATACTCTTTCACCACATCAACGTCATTATGTGTTTCGGGTTTTGCCCATTTAGAGAAACGTTTCCGTTTCCTAACCATATTTATAAGAAATTGATATTGTAGACGGTTGTCTAGGTGGTGATACCGATTCATCTCATTTGCGAGAACAACGGTGTCAGAGAAGTAGGAAAGACTGCGATTGACCATAAACCCATTGTAGGTCTTCTCGTCTTCCATCACATCTTTCTTGGAGTAGTTTATAGAGGTTACATAATCAAAGGGGTTCATTCAAATCTCCAGTTGTTCAAGTAGTATATCACATTGTTTGAGGAAAGTCAATCCTTTGTTGTCTCGATATCCATGTCCGTATACAACTCTGGATATACCGGCTTGATAGATAAGTTTTGCACAGTGGATGCAAGGGGCGCATGTTGTGTAGAGCGTTGAACCCTCCGCCGACTCTGATGACTTCGCAACTTTTGCAATCGCATTTGTCTCCGCATGAAGAACCTCTTCTTTAGTTATAGGCATATTACCATACTCATCGGTGGTCTCACATTCGTTTGTCCAACCCGAAGGCATACCATTATACCCAATGGAAATTATTCGATTATCTTTTACTAATACTGCTCCGACTTGGAGTCTTTTTGCGGAAGATAGTTTGCCGTATACTTCCGCGACCTTCATGTGTGATTTGTCCCACTTATCCAAAGAGCGCATCCTTTTCATAATCTTCGCGGAAATCAAATTCCATTTGAACTGGCATCCATTCACCATCTATGTTTACAACATTCATAATTTCATGTTGTGATTCTTCTTTATATGGCTCAACTAATACAACAAAATCCCCAGTTTCCTTACAAATTCTGTTTCCAAAATCATCATATTCCCATGAACGTTCCTCTGGAATATGGTCATGTTTGCCTGGCTTTATATATTTCATATTACCCCCAATGTCTTAATACGCCTGCGATAATGAAAAAGCAAGTCAACCAATTGACTAACTGAAGCACTACCTTTATATATAATCCTCGTCTCGCCTGCCGCATAGTTAGGACAGGAACTTTTGGTTCATCTTCATCCGTCCTACCAATATGATAGTCAAGTGACCGAGCGAGTATCTTTTCCCAAGTCTTATATTCCATTACCTAACCCACTTCTGCCAAATCATCTTCAACGATGTCTTGAGTGTTCGGTCACCATAGGTGCAAGTAATCTTTTTCATCGGAGAGCGTGTCATCCAAGACAATAGAAAGACAGGGAGAGTGAACCCACCGTCCCAATGATATGCGACATACGGGATTCTATGACTCATGTAGCCGCTTACCATACCCGCTGAGATGCATCCTATCTTGATGCCTTTGAACTTAGACCTACGATAATACGAGTTGAGATACCATCCCTGTTCACGCCATTTTGTTCTGACGATACTACAGGGATGCACTTCATTATACTTACCTTTTGGTGTATGCTCAGAGGTAAAGAAGTAGTATCTCTCAATCATTATTCGGAATCCATCCACAACCCAAACAACACTACAGAGAAGAAACCAATTACTACTAACCACCCCATAACGAGATAATTCCTACACCGAAAAAGATTACCCAGAATGTTATTGCTTCTCTATTCATCTTCAAGCACTCCCCACTCTTCACCATCGAAATGAGTTTCCTCATCGTAGATGTTATAGTCCATATCGAAAATCATCTCACGGATGAGGTCGTGGATAGCATCGTCAACAGAATCATTATCTTCAATAAACTGAAGAAGTTGTTCTTCAGTAACTCCGAACTCATCTAGACGTTCTTGGTCAACCACATATTCTTTTACAACATATTCAATATTAGTTTCTGTGTGTTTCACTCTAATCATTATACATACTCCACATTTGCCATACATTCGGTAAGGCAGGCTACTAAGTTTAATTCATGGTCTGCAACAAACGCATTCTTGTATTGATAATCAGCAATAATAAGAATGAGTTGCGGAACACTCTCTGGTTTCACATGACCTTCCACACTGTCATATACACCACGGAAGATTGATGCGGGTTCGAGGTCGATATTGTTTACAACCCACTGACGCATCTTCTTGAAGTCTTTGTCCTTCAAATGTTTATATAGGTCACTGTATTTACTGTTGTCCTCAACGATGATATCAGTAGTGATACTACCACCAATACTGCCTCGTTGTAGTTCGTTCAGGCCTCGACGAAAGTCGGGGAAGTGTTTCATCACCAGATTGGCAACGGTCTTACCATTGAACTCAATCTCTTCTTTATGAAGGATATCACGACACCGTTGAAAGAACTGTTGTCCCAGTGTCGCACGGTCTTGATTGGTCTTGACGTTGAACTCATACACACCGCACCGTGAGTGCAGAGGTTCGATGACACGGTTCTTGAAGTTACATGTCAGAATGAACCGACAGTTCTGTGAGAACTCTTCGATGAACCCACGCAGGGCTGGTTGTGTAGATTGAGGATTGAGGTAGTCTGCCTCGTCAAGGATAACAACTTTGTATCCACCTGACAGAGAGACAGACGATGCGAACTGTTTAATCTTACCACGCAGGGTGTCGATGTTACCTTCTTCCGAACCATTGATAACAATGTAGTCCAGACCTAGTTCGTTACAGATTGCACGAGCAACCGTGGTCTTACCCAGACCCGCAGTCCCCGTGAATAACATGTTGGGTATCTCACCAGAGTCAACAATCTTCTGAAAGGTTTCTTTCAGTTCACTTGGTAGGATAGTTTCTTGGACGGTTTTAGGGCGATACTTCTCGACCCAGAGGAATTCATTACTCATACTTTCTCCATAATAAAAAACAATAGTAACACATTATAATGTGTTTGTCAAGAAAAAAGTGGAGTGAGCGGAAAGGAGACGCTCACTCCACCCCATAAGTCGGCGGAAAGGAGACGCCCAGACTTATTCTTCGTCTTCATCCAAACTCTGAGAAGATTGATACTCCTCACAGATTTGAACGATTTGCACCGCTTGGTCACGCAACTGGCCAATGGTCGAAAGTTCTTCACCTTTGAAACCGCCGCGTTGGACAACGGTATCAACTACGGCGACAGTAGAACGAGCGACACGATTACCAAGTTCGTAAATTGCGGTATGGTCTTCTTGCGGTGTTTTATCTTTTGCCATCATTATGCTCCATATGTTGATGATTTTTCAAGTGCAATAAAGTATTCAGTCGGTGACTGTTTACTCGTAAATTTAGAGATTAGTTTAGATGAAACCTCAACATCATAATCTTCGTTGATAACTTTTACGTTACCGACATTCAGAACGAAGTTGAATTCAACTCCTTCTGGATATGTTCCTTCTACTTCAATAGAGAAGGTATTGGAAGTTCGGTCTTCGGTGTCAGTGACAGTCAGACAGACCGCACCAGTCGCAGGGGTGATTGAGATATTCTCATGACCCAGTGCAGCAGCGGCACGTTTTACTTTACCCAATGT